GCCTCTATATATCTTAAATCATATAATTCTCTACAACTCAACTGTCTTATGTTGTGATGCAATATTGTTTGATCGCCAATATATAAAGCAACATGATTAAGTTTTTTATCTGGACCTTGCATAAGCAAAACATCATCATTAATAATATTATCTTTGGAAACTTCTTTAAATCCAGAACCAGTTAAAACTTTTTCAAAATATGGATTTTCACAGAAAGTTTTTATACTTTTAGGTCTTTCCCAAAATTTTAAATTTATTTGTTTTTTGTTTAAAAAATAATCTGTAATTAAACTCCAACAATCGTGCTTGCCCCAAATCCATGTGCGACCATATAAACCAGATGTATAACCTGATGGCTCAAAATCTATCCAGTTTTTTTGCTCAACACTATAGATATAAAAAGGTAAACCAAGATGCTCACAAGATGCTTTATCCGCTTCAGATGGTAAGGCAGAACCATAAGCATGAGAATGAATTATTCCAATAAGTTCTCCTTGATCTTCACAATCAGCCCAATTATCTGGATCTATAACAAAAAACTCATCTGGTGACTCTGAAAGATTCTCACAAGGCCAATAAGTTTCTTTGCCTTTGATAATAGCCAACAAACCACAAGACTCCTTAGGAGCTTGTTTATCAGCGTGTATAGCAGCCTGCTTTTTCCAGTTCATGCGTTTACAAAAGTACCAACAGAGGGGAAATCTTTTCTTGTCACTTGTAATTTAGGACAACGAATATTATTTAAATCAAGAACACTTGCAAGCTCAAATTGTACTATTTCTTTATTTTCTACAACTTTTCTATCAATAAAATATATCTCCTGTGGTAATTCTGTTGTGCTTGATGGAGTTCCAAAAGGATTTTGATTTGATGGGAAATTTGCAGCGTCCAAAAATTGTGCCATTGTTCTATGTCTTATAAATTTTGCTCCCTGCAAGTCATTAAATGGTGTTGTAGCATTTGCTGTTGCCATCAATGCCGTAATAGTTCCAAGAATATTTGAGACTGTAAGAGTAGGTCTTGGCAGTGTTCCTTTGCCTGTATATTCAAACCCTTCAGCAATGATTGGAAACTTGTCGTATGTGTTGCCCTGCCAAATTATTGAAGCGTTACTATTCATACCTACACCAGAATGAAAGCGACTTACATTTGTTGAACCATGCAAAGCAGAAACAAGAGTTATTGAATACAACTCAATTATTGATTTATTAGATAAAGATTGAAGTTCTGCGGTAGGTATTGCCATTATGGTTCAAATACCTCCTCAAATGTTGTTGTAATAATAGCTCTATTATTATATGGGATTTGTTTTGACCAAGTTTTACATATAAATTTACCAGCACCAGATAAAGTTACAGAAACATTTCCTGAGTTTGTTGCACTTGCCGCAGCCGTCACAGTGAAAGTATTATCATCAGCCGTTGTAACTACTGCAAAAGAACCATCAACAGCAGAGCCAGATGTATAGTCAATTGTTACAACATCACCAAGAGCAAGGCCATGATTTGAAATTGTTATGGTGACAGTCGTCCCACTTTGAGAATATGTTCCTGTTTTTGTAAACCCTTCGGCTGGTGGTGTGAAGTCAAAACTTGCTTGATCGTTTACCCTACTTCTTAAAAAAGCTTCTATGATGTCTGATTGCTCCTCAGACACTACAAAAGTAAGATCATATACTTTAGGGTCTTGTGTTAAAGGCAAGCCAAATAAAGCTCTAAACTGGTAGCCATCACCCAAAGCTGTTGTCCTTACCTTTGGTGAGCTTTTTTTTCTGAAGCCAGAATATGTTGGCCGGATTGATG